TAAGAGAAAATTTAAAGATAAAGATAAACAATATTTTAAAAAACTTATGAACGAAGGTGTAGATTTATCACAACCACCTAAAATTATTATAGATACCATACACCAAGTAAAAGGTGGTGAAGCGGATAATGTTGTCCTGGCAAGTAAATGTAATTTCCCATCTCACTTTGATAAAAAAAATTTAGCAGATAAAGTAAAAGAACTTAGAGTTTGGTACACTGGTGCAACTAGATCTAAAAGCACTCTTCATCTGTTGGGTACTTACCATCAATATAACTTTCCATTAGGAAAATATTACAAACAATATGAGGCTAACTATGTCAGATAAAAATATGTTCGATGAAGCATTTCCACAAGATAAACAAGTTGGAGGATCTCACTACCAACACTTTCTGATTCAACCTTGGACATTTATAAGAAAGAATAGTTTAAATCCATTTCAAGCAAATGTAATAAAATATGTTTGCAGATATTTATTTAAGGGAAAACAAATAGAAGATTTAGAAAAAATAAAACATTATTGTGATTTAGAAATAGAACATTTAAAAGATGCTGAAAAGAAGTAATAAACCAAACTTAGATATTTTAACTAAAATAAAAGAAAAACATTATAAATGGTGTTTGGACAATGGAAGAAATGTAGCGTGGTACAAAGAAATTAAAAATGCCGAAAAAAAGAAAAAATAAATTAGTAATGTGTGAACGTTGCGATGAAGCAGTTGCAGTAATTGTACACGAGTTTAATTACTATTGTGCTGAATGCGCATTATTTGAACTTAACATACCGTATAAAAAAGCAATGTCGATTGAAGATGCAAATTTAAGTAGAAGGAAACAATGACCCATCAATTAAATTTTATATACAACGATAGTGATTGGATAGCTCCAGCAGAGTATCCAGACTTATCAAAAGCAACAGAGATTGCAATTGACTTAGAAACTAAAGATCCAAATATTAAAACTAAAGGACCAGGATGGGCAACGTTTGATGGACACATTGTAGGATTTGCAGTTGCTGCACTTGGACAACAATGGTACTTTCCAATTGCTCATGATGCTGGTGGGAACATGGATTTATCGATTACCTGCGCATGGATGCAAGACATTTTAAAAACTGATGCTACAAAAATATTTCATAATGCAAGTTATGATGTTGGTTGGTTACTAGTTAATGGATTTGAGATTAGAGGTAAGATAGTTGATACCATGATTGCTGCCGCGATCATCAATGAAAACAGATTTAGTTTTAGTTTAAATGCATGTGCTAAAGATTATTTAGGTGAAATTAAAAATGAAACGTTTTTAAATGAAAAAGCTAAAGAATGGGGAATTGACCCAAAAGCTGACATGTGGAAGCTGCCTGCGGGCTACGTAGGCTTCTATGCTGAGCAAGATGCAGGCCTAACCTTACGTTTATGGCAAGTGCTAAAAACAGAGCTATCTAAGCAGTCCCTGCACGATGTTTGGGAAATGGAGATGGAATTATTGCCTATTTTGATAGATACGAGGCGTAGAGGAATAAGAGTTGACGAGGAGAAGGCTTCTCTGTTAAAAAAAGAATTCAAACGTAAAGAGTCTGAGGTTTTATCAAGTATAAAATCTCAGACCACACTTGATGTAGATATTTGGGCTGCTCGATCTGTTGCACAAGTGTTTGACCGAATAGGTGTTGAGTACCCACGGACAGCGAAAACTGATGAGCCAAGCTTTACACAAAACTGGCTAGTAAATTGTGATAACCCGATAGCGCAACTAATAAGAGAAGCAAGAGAAATAAATAAATTTCATTCAACATTCATAGACTCCATTCAACGTTATGTGCACAAAGGTAGAATACATTCCGAAATAAATCAACTAAGATCTGACCAAGGCGGAACAGTATCTGGAAGACTATCGTATTCAAATCCAAACCTACAACAGATTCCTGCACGTAATAAAGAATTTGGAGATAAAATTAGAAGTTTGTTTCTACCTGAAGAAGGTAGACAATGGGGTAGTTTCGACTACTCACAACAAGAGCCTAGGCTTGTTGCTCACTACGCTGCATCGGTCAATGATAATTTTGAAGGTGCAGCGGAGTTCATAGAAGCATACAAAAATGAATCTGCTGACTTCCATCAGATCGTAGCTGATATGGCAGGTATCACTAGAACACAGGCTAAAACAATTAACCTTGGACTATTCTATGGTATGGGAAAAGCTAAGCTTGGTAAGGAATTAGGTATTACAAAAGATAGAGCTGAAGCACTACTTAGACAATATGGAGAAAGAGTACCTTTTGTTAAGAAATTAGCTACAGATGTATCTAGCTCTGCTTCTAAATACGGCTTTATTCGAACGATAGGGGGTCGTAGATGCCGATTTGACATGTGGGAGCCTGCTACATTCGGAATGAACAAGGCCATGCAGTATGAGGAGGCTAAGGCAATCTATGGAAATAACATCAGGAGGGCTTTTACTTACAAAGCTTTAAACAGATTGATTCAAGGATCTGCAGCTGATCAAACAAAACAAGCGATGATCAATTGTTACAAAGCAGGTTTTAAACCATTACTACAAATTCATGATGAACTATGTTTTTCAATTAATGAAGAATCTGACATAACTGCTGTTAAAGATTTGATGGAGAATGCCATTGATACATTAAAAGTACCATCTAAAGTAGATATTGCACTTGGTAAATCCTGGGGCGAGGCCAAAGAATAATTTAGAGCGCAAAAGTCTTAAGGTAAAAGTTTAATTTTTTTTAAGCTAGATTAAAACTTAACTAGCTATATCTAGAAGACCTTTTTTTGCGTCTTCCACACTTTGATCATTGATCTTTTTTCTAAGATCTTTGATTTTTATATCCATCCACTTCATATCAGTAGTCACTCTACCCTGCGCTAACGCTTGGTTGGCCCACTTGGACTCCAACTGAAGTTTTTCCGATATCAACTTTTGTAGTGCCATTTCGGTCTACCTCCTCAAAGGTTAAGAAAAGGACATTGGGATCATGGAAACCAGGGCCTTCTCTTTCTGTTACGTCACCTGAGTCAACCTTCTTTACAAAATACTCAAGCACGGCCTTATCGTTCTCAGCCTCAAGCATCTCATCGACATATATATTTTTATAGTTTGCTTGGACGCGATATAGCTTCATGAGGTATTATATATCAAAATGTGACGTTATTGCAACACTATGCTGCATCGAGGGGTCTGCATTCAAATCTAATGGCTAATTTTTCATTATTTATACGCTCTAAACCGTAATTTTCATCTTCAGTAAGTAATTTTAAAGTTTTTTGAGATACTGCATAACCAGCTATTGCACAATCGTAATGACTTGTGAACTGATATCCAGGTATGTGTGGATCTATACATTTGCTAGTTATCATACTGCATAGATGTAAAACTAAAATGAACTTCATAATCCTATATTATCCTACCTTATTATTTACTTGCATATCCCATGAAAATGTTTATATAAAGATACATTAATAAGTGTAACAAAGAGGAGGCCTTATGGCAACAATAACAAAGTGCGACTCATCAGTGTTTTTGCTCTGGAGTGAGAAGATAAATAACATCTTATCACGGCTACCGAAAACTACCATTGACGGCCAACCGCTGGAATATCAAGATGACGAGTACCAAGATACGATGAAAAAACTGCAACAATGTTCAATGAACTTTGAAGACATGCCTATTTATCCTATCAACGAAACCATTGCTAATAAATTAATACAAGATCAGATGAGGGGAGCCGATGAAAGACCTGATATTTAGTATGATGTTTATTGCATTACTAACCATTATCCCTGCAAAAGTTTTATTATTTATTTTTGCATCATTGGGATATTTAATGTTCTATTAACCAAGGAGGAAAAGATATGAACAAAGCTATACATAATAAATTTTTTGAAACTACTAATTATAGTAAATTCAAAAAGACTAGAGGTAACAGACCTGTAGATGAAGCACACGTACAACAACTTAAGAAGTTGATTGAAGAAAAGGATTTGTACGATCCAATTCGTGTAAACAAAAATATGGAAGTCATTGACGGCCAACATACATTGGAAGCTAGAAAACAATTAGATCTAAAGATTCCATATATTATTATGGACTCTGATGATCCATTAGATGTGGCAAGACTAAACACAGGTCGTAAGAACTGGTCCATGGAAAATTATTTGGATCAACACTGTGCAAGAAATAAAATGGACTACAGAATTTGTAGAAACAAAATGCAACAGTATGGAATTAATGTTGCAGAGATGGTGGTTCTTTTATTAAAACAAACTTCACTGTGGTCAAGAATCAGTAATGATTTTAAAACAGGACGATTTGTTATTCCTGCAGGAGGTATCGAACATGCAGATCGTATTGGATCTCAATTGATGCAATTGAAAAAATATTTTTATGGTATGGAGTCACCTAAGAATAAAAGATTCAAACGTTCAATGGTGGTGTCTTATATTGTAGCTGACAAACACCCTAAGTTTGATCATAGAAGATTTAAAACTGCTTGTAAGAGTAAGTCTTCATGGTTTTTAACAGGTACATCCACTGCTGATTATATTGCGATCATTGAGAGAATATATAACGCAGGTCTGACTCAAAAAAATAAAATTAATTTAGTTGAGTTTTATAAATCTAAAGAGTATCAAGAGAAATAGGAGAAACAATGGACGTAAACAAATGGAAATCAATTGCTGTTGATATCGAATCATACACAATTATTAGGGCTATGGGGGAGAATGGCCTTAGGAACCCAGGCAACATGATAAAGAAAATGGTATCTGACACTATTAAAAAGATAGCGAAGAAGGAAGGTGTTGCTGAAGTTAAAATGAAAGAGAATTTACTGAACCAAGGAAAGAAACTCTTGAAGTAAGTGATAGACACTTAGATGTGCATCGGTTGGTGTTGGGAAAGGGCCCGCGAGAGTGGGCCTTTTTTTTACTTGCAATCAAAATTTAAATAGTTATTAATTAAATAGTATTCCTAAGCCTAAATGAAATAAGTGGGGCTTTCAAAACACTTTATTTTCATAGAACAATTAACACTCAATTTAACTTTAATTAAAAGGATTATTTTGTGGGTAAAGCTATTAAAAAGAGTAGCGAAGAAGCATTAAATCAGGCGTTGGATAAGCTAGTGATGGTGTGTCCAAATAAAAAAACTTATGATGAGTTAACTAGTTTGATGTTTCAATTGTATTGTGGAAATGACTTTGGTTTAGGAAATTTCAGTCTTTCTTTTCTCGACAAGATCGAGGATAGATGGCGATCAGGACGTAAAGCTGCAGCGCAAGCTAAAGGCATAAGCCTGGTTGTTAAAAATGCTTAGCCACTGTGTCATTACTACATCCATATCTTTTCCCGCATCG